TATACTTTGAGCAAGGATTATATACTAAGTTAGGAGTAAAAAGTGTACCAAAAGACTATGGAACAGCGGCCCAAGAAGTCCTCGATCAAAAACTCAAAGCCGAGTCCGATGCAGAACTTCGACAGGGCGAGACTTCAAATATTGAAATTACGCCGCCAACTAAAAAATTCAAAGGTGGTTATGTAACCCCTGTACCTGAAATACGTGCATTATAAAAATGGTAGACAACATAGATAAATCTTTGGACTTAGGTGGTAAGCCTGAATTAGAAATTTTAAAATCAGATACTGAAGTTGAAATTGACGGTCAGCCTATTCCTACACCTGAGGGACTAGATATTCAAATTGAAGAAGATGGTGGTGCAATATTAGATTTTGATCCTATGTCTTCTATGCCTGATGAAGTTGAGTTTTATTCTAACTTGGCTGAAGTCATGGATGAAAATGAATGCAATAGACTTGCTGACGAATTACTTTCAGAATTAGAAAACGATAGGTCATCTAGAAAAGATTGGGAAGACTCTTACATAAAAGGCTTAGACTTGCTAGGAACAAAGTACGATGAGAGAACTAGACCTTTTCAAGGAGCTAGTGGTGTTACTCATCCACTGTTAGCTGAAAGTGCAACACAGTTTCAAGCGACAGCGTATAAAGAGTTACTACCCTCTAGTGGTCCTGTAAGAACAGTTGTCATGGGAGAGGAGACTCCTGAAAAATATTCTCAAGCTCAAAGAGTTCAAGAGTTTATGAATTATCAAATAACAAATACAATGGAGGACTACACTCCTGAGTTTGATCAGATGTTATTTTATTTACCTCTCGCAGGTTCTACATTTAAAAAAGTTTATTACGATGAGTTAATGGACAGAGCTGTATCAAAGTTTGTTCCAGCAGAGGATTTAGTTGTCAACTATATGGCAAGTGATTTAGATTCTTGTGAAAGAATTACTCAAATCATTAACATGAGTTATAATGATTTTAGAAAAAAACAAGTTTCAGGTTTCTATAAAGATATAGAAATAGTGCCTGCCGAAACAGAACCAACAGATGTTCAAAAAAAATATGATGATATAGAGGGCATTAAACCTACTTACATGGATAAGTCGGTTAGACTTTATGAGTTTCATGTATCTTTAGATTTAGAAGGATTTGAAGATAAAGGCACGGATGGTGAGGTCACAGGAATAAAAATTCCTTACATTGTAACTATTGAAGATAGCTCAAGTAAGGTTGTAGGTATTAGAAGAAATTATGACAAGGGTGACGAAAAAAAGTTAAAGAAAAAGTATTTTGTTCACTATAAGTTTTTACCAGGTTTAGGTTTTTATGGTCTTGGTTTAATACATTTAATCGGTTCTCTATCAAGAACAGCGACACAAATTTTACGACAATTAATAGACGCAGGTACTTTAGCAAATTTACCCGCAGGATTTAAGTCAAGAGGCATTAGAATTAGAAATGATGCAGAGCCTATACAACCAGGAGAATTTAGAGATATCGATGCACCGAATGGTGATTTACGAAATGCTCTCTTACCTCTACCCTACAAAGAACCCTCTCAGACCTTATACAGTCTCCTAGGATTTGTTGTTCAGTCAGGTCAAAGATTTGCTGCTATAACCGATTTACAAGTTGGTGATGCAAATCAAAATGCACCTGTGGGAACAACAATGGCATTATTAGAGAGGGGCTCCAAAGTCATGTCAGGCATTCATAAAAGATGTCACTATTCTCAGAAAAAAGAATTCAAATTATTGTTTGATGTATTCTCAGATTATTTACCTGAGACTTATCCTTACTCTGTTGAGGGTGCTGACAGAACAGTTAAGGCAGAGGATTTTAGTGAGCGTGTAGATGTTTTACCTGTTTCAGATCCTAATATATATTCTACAACACAAAGAGTTACTTTAGCTCAGACAGAATTACAGTTAGCTCAAAGTGCTCCTGATCTTCATAATATCAAAGAAGCTTATAGAAGAATGTATGAAGCTTTGGGCGTAAAAGACATTGATCAAATTTTAAGAAAAGATTCTCCAAACGAGCCAAAAGATCCTGCAATGGAACATGCAGATTTATTAGATGGTAATTTATTGAAAGCTTACGAGGGTCAAGATCACGATGCTCACATTGAAAATCATTTAGTATTTGGAACAAATCAAATGGTATTAGGCAATCCTCCAATGGCCATGAAGTTACAGAAACATGTTTTAGAACACGTTTCATTAAAAGCAAAAGAGCAAGTGATGTTCTTAATTAGAGAAGGTCAAGTTTCTCAAGATCAGGCTGATGAAGCGATAGCAAAATTAGAGGCTCAGTCTATGTTACAGTTAAAACAATTGTCACAACAATTATCAGGTTCAGGAAAACCTGATCCTGTCATACAACTTAAGCAACAAGAGTTACAACAAGATGCTCAAAAAGATCAAGTTGATGCTCAGTTGGATGCAGCTAAATTACAATTGGATGCAGCTAAATTAAAACAAAGAGCAGAGAATGATCAAGCTAGAATACAAAAAGATTATGACATTGCAGATAAAAGAGCAGAAGTTCAGTATGACAAGATGACTACTCAAACTTTAAATCAAGAGAGAAGAGATGCCTCTAACAAAAAAGGGTAGTAAAATAAAGAAGTCCATGGAGAAAACATATGGAAAGAAAAAAGGTAAACAGGTTTTTTATGCTTCAGCTAACAAAGGTGTTATTAAAAACGTTGAAAAAAAATCTAGGAAGACCAAGTAATAAGTATTATAGTCTACACATGGACAAAGATACTGAAAAGAGAGTTCAAAAGATCATTAATGAAACTAGAGGTTTTGTTCAAGGTCAAGTTGATGAGGGTGCTAATTTACTTGAATTAGCTCAAGTCATGTTGGCAATGAGTCGTGAAACAATTGTAGATGCATATGGAGAAGCTGTAGCAGATAGCTATATTGCTAATCAGATTTCTAGGTTGCAAAGTGATGAAAATAATCTAACATTACATTAATGACTAAAAAACTAACAAAAACAGTCCCTCCTAAAAAGGGACCTAAGTCACAAGGTTTATCTATTCCACCAGGTAAGATCATGCCCGTAGGGCCTGTACCTGAGGATAAAAAACACAAACGAGGTTATGGAATAGCATCTAAAGGTCTTAAATTCGAAGGAGTATTTTAATGGAAATACTATCAAAAGTGAAAAACTTTGCTTCTAATGTAAAGAAAAGAGATGTAGCTATCGCTGTCGTTTTTCTTGCGTTAGGAGTATATATTGGTTCTTAGTAAACTATTAGGTGGGTCTCTAGTAGAGACAGTAGGTAAGGTAATTGACTCTGTTCACACCTCAGAGGAAGAAAAACTTGCCGCAAAAACAAAACTCAAAGAATTAGAAAACGAAATTAATTCTAAGCAGATGGATATCAACTTGGCTGATGCTAAGTCCACTGCTACAGGAATTGGTGGAATTATGCAACGAGCTTGGCGGCCTTTAATTGGGATGAGCTGTGCTCTAGCTATATTGTGGGAGTACGTTCTCAAACAGTTTATTATGTTTACTCTTGCTGCTTTTAGCATTGAGCATGATCCCTTACCTGAGTTAGATATGGCTGTTTTAATGCCGTTGGTCATGGCATTATTAGGAATGGCGGGAATCCGCTCATTTGATAAGTTGAAAAAAACTAATTCAGGATGATTGAACATTTCGATTACAAAGTAAAACAACTCATTTCAAAAAAAATTGATGAGAAGAAAGATGACTTGTTAAGTAGGCAAGTTAGTTCTTATGACCAATATCAATATGAGTTGGGTAAATTACATGCATTAGAAGGTCTATTGATGGATTATCAAGAATTATTGAAAGAGGTAATTAAAGATGAGTAAACTAATTGTTCCTAGTTATTTAAAAGGAAAAACTAAAGATAAGAAAGAAGAAAGTAAAGGACCTGTTATGGATAAAGTTCCTCAGGCAACAGGTTGGAGAATGGTAGTTTTACCTCACAAGGGGGTAGACAAAACAAAAGGTGGTTTATTGTTAACTGACAAGGCCATTGAGGAACAACAATTAACAACGAATGTTGGCTTAATTTTAAATATGGGACCTGACGCTTATGCAGATAAAAACAAATATCCAAACGGACCTTGGTGTAAAAAAGGTGATTGGGTAATTTTTGCAAGATATGCAGGTTCTAGAGTAAAAATTGATGGTGGAGAAATTAGAATACTTAATGATGATGAAATTCTATCCACAGTTGAAGATCCAACAGATATATTAACTTTATACTAAGGAGAAAAAAATGGCTGAAGAAAAAATGGTAGACCTTGACACTACAGGTGAAAGTCAAGAGGTTGAACTTCAAGGAGAAGAATCTACTAAAGAAGAAAAAGTCGAAGAAGAAAAAGTAGAAGCCTCCTCTCAAGAAGAAATTAAAGAAGAAGCTAAAGACGAAGAAGCTAAAGACGATGGTTTAGATAAGTATTCTAAAAATGTTCAAAGAAGAATTAAAAAACTTTTAGATAGGATTGAAAAATCAGAACAAAGAGAGGCTGAAGCTATAAAGTTTGCTGAAAATGCAAAACAAAAAGTTCAAGAAGCTGAAAGTAAAATGCAGTCCTTGGATGCAAACTACGTTTCAGAATATGAAACAAGAGTAAAATCTCAAATCGAACAAGCCAAAAAAGCTTTAGCAGATGCTAGAGTAAATAATGATATTACTGCTGAGGTCGATGCTCAAAGAGCCTTGTCAAAATTAGCAGTAGAGGAAGAGAGAGCGATAGTTTCAAAAGAGGAAAGAGAAAGAGCAGTTAAACAAAAAGAAGAAAATACTGTTGAAAATAAAAATGAAACTCCTCCACCTAGACAACCTGATCCTAGAGCTGAACAATGGGCAAAAGACAATGAGTGGTTTGGTAAAGACGAGGCCATGACTTACACAGCTTTAGCTCATCACAAAAAACTTTTAACTGAGGGTTTTGATCCAAAAAGTGATGAATACTATTCTGAGATTAATGATTATATCAAAGAACAGTTTCCTCAAAAGTTTGAGAAAGAAGTTAAAGAAAAAGCTCCTCAAACTGTTGCAGGAGCATCTAGAACAGGAAAAACTAGTGGCTCAAAGAAAGTTAAACTAACACCTAGTCAAGTTGCCATAGCAAAAAAACTAGGGCTTACACTTGAACAATACGCAAAATATGTATAGATTGGAGATAATATGGTAAATAAAACGCTACGATCTAGTGAGACTAGAGAGAAGACAACTCGTAAAAAAGGTTGGACTCGACCTTCATCATTAGACGCACCCCCAGCACCTGAAGGGTTTAAACACCGATGGATAAGGGAATCAGTCAGAGGATTTGACGATAATAAAAACGTCATGGGAAAATTAAGAGAAGGTTGGGAATTAGTCCGAGCCAACGAATATCCTGATTGGCAACTCCCCACCATTGACGATGGTAAACACGCAGGAGTTATAGGGGTAGGTGGGTTGCTGTTAGCTCGTATGCCAATAGAAACTGTTGAAGAGAGAAACTCTTATTACAAAAACTTAACCGAGAGCCAAAAAGAGGCTGTCGACAGTGATCTATTGAAAATCGAGGATCCAAGGATGCCGATCAGCAAACCCCAAAGGCAAACCAAAGTAACTTTTGGTTCAGGAAACAAGTCGTAATCGGCACGGGTTGTTTAACGAACACTATTAATAACGCATATTACAAAGGAGTAATATTATGGCAAATCAACAAGGCAACTTTGGATTTCGACCAGTGCTAATGATGGGTTCTGCATATCAGGGCCAAGGTCAACAAGAAATGAAGATCAATAGCAATGAGACGAATTCCATTTTTATGGGAGATCCCGTTGTGCTAAACGCAAACGGTGCTATTTCTCGTGGAGACAGTAAGGGTGCTGAATTGGTTGGTGTTTTTAATGGTTGTTTCTATACAGACCCAACTTCACAAAAACCAACTTTTTCAAACCATTACCCAGGTGGCATTGTAGCGAGTGATATCGTTGCAAATGTGATCAGTGATCCTAGTGTCGTTTTCGAAGTCAAAGTAGATGACGCAAACGGTGGACGAGCACAAGTTGGTTCAACAGCTAACATCGCAACATATGCCGCAGGATCTACCAAATCAGGTATTTCAGGCGTATCATTAGATGGTGGTAGCTTTGCAACTAGCAACGCTTCAAACTTCGCTGTATATGATCTTTCAACAGATCCTGATAACAGTGACTATACTGTAGCTAACGCTAACATTCTTGTTAGAATTAATAAGCATCAGTATACAGATACA